ATGAAATTATCTATAATTGCTAAAACTGTTGTTGCTGTTACTGTTGTTACTTCTCTGTCTGGGTGTATCTCCCCTGCACAAGAGCAAAAGAATAACGAGGCTAGAGCCTATATTGCAAGTAATACTCCGGTTGTTGGCAACAGTAAAGAAGAGTGCGATCAAATGTGGTCTAAGACACAGTATTTCATCACAAAAAACTCCGGGATGAAATTGCAGACTGTTTCTGATTTTGCAATCCAGACTTTCAACGCAACACAACCAGGTCGATCTACTGGTACTGCAACGAAAATTAATCAGTCCGGTAACAAATGCGTAATTGATATGAGTCTGTCCTTTGTCTCTGGTGGAACTTATCTTGAGTTGACAGCCGATATGATTCGTTTTGTAAAAGGCGCATAATGTGGAAAAGATTGATATTGAAGCTGGCGAATTAATGGGGATTTGATCAGTTGAGGGGTTAGCAATAACCCCTTTCTGTTAGGTAGGAAAAACAATGAATAAAACGAAATTATTCAGCTATGTCCGTTTCAGTTCGGGTAAACAGTCCGACGGGCAATCGGTAGAACGTCAGACCGCTACAGCGAACCGGATCGCGAATCAGTACGGTCTGGAACTGGATACGCTTTCGTTCCGTGATTTAGGGGTATCAGCGTTCAAAGGTAAGAATGCCGCTCAAGGTAACTTACGTGAATTCATCAACCAGATCGGGAAACGGGTTCCGGTCGGTTCATGGTTAGTGGTGGAAAACTTAGACCGTCTTTCGCGTGAGGAATCATTATCCGCGTTAGATATCCTTAAGGAGATTTTACGCAAAGGGATTACCGTCGTAACCGGGATGGATTCAAAGGTGTACACCTACGAATCATTATCTAGTTCAACGATGGATCTGGTGATGTCGGTACTGTTATTTTCCCGTGCGCATGAGGAATCAGTAACCAAAAAAAACCGCGTTGAGTCACAGGCCAGATCCCTTATTCAGAAGAACTTAAACAGGGAATCCGGTACACCCGCTTTCGTGATCGAGTCCATCGGTCAAAACGTTTGGTGGAGTGCCCAGGACAACGGAAAAGTGATTAAGCACCCCGAATACTTTTCGGTTGCGCAAAAGATCATCAGTATGAAATGGGATGGTTGTTCCCCTGGTGAAATTCAGCGTTACCTGAACGAGAACCACCAGCCGCCGACCAAAGATAAAAGAGGTAATGCTGATATCTGGGGGATGAACTTAATTCGTGGTTTCCTGAATCCTACCGTTCACGGGAGAAAAGAATTTGTTCTTGATAAGCGGGATTTGAACGGGGCATTAGTACGAAAAAGACACATCGACGAATCCGGGGATGAATACTGGATTACTGAAAAAGAAACATTTGTGATTGAAGACTATTACCCGGCGTTGATGATCGAAACGGATTACCTAACGTTGGCATCAATGGACAAGGCCAGATCCGCTACGAGGAATTCTGTTAACGGGAACGAGTTACGCGAAATTGGTTTGTTGTCAGGGATCGGGGTGTTGCGTTGTGGAAAGTGTGGGTTGCCGATGACTAAAAACTCAGCGGCTAAATCCCGGTTTAGATACGTGTGTACTTCGAAGAATACTACAGGAAAATCGTGCGGTAACGCTGGTTTCACCGGACAGCCACTTGAACACGTAATTTTGCAGTTGATAGCGGATCACGTCTGGAACAACAACCAGGAGGACAGAACAGAATGGTTCAACCACGAGATCGACAAGCTAGACCGTCAGATTAAAAAGTTGGTTCGCCTCGCTACCCTTACCGAAGATTCCGGTATTGATGAACTCGCAACCGAGATCAACAGCTACAAGAAGCAGAAGCGGGAACTTGAGTTTAAATTCTCCGAGTACAAATTAGAGAAGTCAGCCCAGATTAGTACGGGCTGGGATGAATTCAGGAAATTCGATACCGAGGATGTAACCAACCCTGACCGCAAACGGATCAGGTTGAAGATTAAGCAGGCGATCAGGAGCATCGATTGCACCACGTTCAACAATAGATATGGTCTGTTCATGGTCAAATACATGGACAATAGCGAACAGCGGATAGTATTGAAGTACAACCGAAGAAGTTCACCGGGTGAAGCTTTCGTTGACATCCACACTGTGAACGACAGGGTTCTGGTGGAGTTAGCGGGGATAACTCTTCATACCCATATCGAAAAGCTAATTGATCCGGTAGCGTATGAAGCAACACAGCAGGCATGGATTAAAGCGAACCAGCAGCATGTTGACGGTGTACCGATTACGATAATAGACGAACTCACCCAATGAACAAAAAAAAGCCCCTGGCGCAATGCAGGGGCTTTTTATTTTAGGCGGGGGTTATCGAGAAACCTGAACATGAGGACTGTCCTGAAATTTCCAATCATGACCACACTCGATCTTAACGTTGAGTCGTGCAGCAGCCGTCTTAAATGCCGCCACAACAGGCGCAAAATCTTTCCTGTCCCATGAGACAGGAGAACAAGGAACGAAGTCTACAGCGTGTCCTGTGAGGTGATACGAGTTCATTGTTTTGCTCTTGCCAGAAGCAACGAGTTCTTTCTGACGTTCGAGAGTTCGTAAACCTTCGATCACAATGAAATCCCGTGGTGAAAGCTCAAGCGCCAGATGCACCACTTTTACCAGATCAGGATGAACACCTTTTAAGTTGTCCAGTGAACGTTTACTGAATTTAAAATTATTCATGGTGTCACTTTAGATATACTGGAAAAAAAACGCTTTCATCCTGAATCCTTTGTAGTTGTACGGGAATGAACCCAGACAAATACAACGAGATTCGAAAATAAACGCACAATCGATATCAACTTCCGAACCAGTTTTAAAACGGATAACGGGTTTATCAATTTGGGTTGAGGCAATAAAACAATCTTTATCGTTCACCAGCATCTGTTTTAATTTGGTTTGCTTAACGTGTTTCTTATCGAAAGAATACGTAACGGATTCTGCATTCTTGCCGTTCAGTTTAATATCTATTAAATCGTCGTACTTATAACACGGAAAATCTTCTACTTTCATTTCTTCGCTACCTTATTGATATTGTCTATCAGTTCGGTTGAAATTTTCTCCCAGTCGAATAAAGTTTTACGTTTAGTCGGATTATGCTTGATAGCGATAATTCGTTTAGTCCGATCCTTTTGAGTGGTATCGACTAATATTTCTTTGAACTTTTTCTGTCTGGAACTAATTTCTTTATACTTCCCTGATTGCTTATTCTTATTTAGCCCTTTGATGTTTCCGTATCCGTCCACGTACTTTTCGTTAACAGGAATAAACTTATCAGTAGGTTTTATTCGACCTTTGAACAACGGGCCGAGATACCTGTCCTGGGAATCCTTAATTCCGATCTTGTGTTCGATCTTGGTATCAGAGATTTTCTTGAACGTGTAAAACGTAGACTGGTTCTGAGTAAACCCGACAGGTCGATCAATCCTGTTGGCTAGCTGTTCTCTGAGGATGATCGCGGATTGCCGGGAGGCTTTACCCACTCGTTTCTGGTAGTCGTCGGATTCTCTGATGGTAAGTTTACGCAATTGCTCTTTTGCTTTTTCGGTTGCGGCTTTGTTCTTAGCGTCAACTTTGGATTGCGCTCTTAGTTGTGCTTTAGAAGCCATTTAAACCCCCAGAGCAGACAGCACCGCGAACACCCCACCAAACGCCGAACCGATATCGATCACGGGCCAACCTGTGACCATAGCGAACAGGTTATAGATAACCACCAGCATCAGCAGAGCAAGCAGTAACTTTTTCGATTTAGCGATCCATGTCTTTAATTGCTTTCCCATAGAACCCACCTTTTAGGATCTGCAAAATTTCAGCAGAAGTAATTTTTAAATCGGTAACGTTATCTTCTAATCGAGCCATACGAGCATCAAGATTGATATGATTATTCTGTAGGTGTTCCAACTGAATATTTTGAATATCGTTGTTGTGTTCGATATTAGATAAACGTTTTTCGTGTTCGAGTTGTTTCTTTGATATTGTATTGTGTACTTTCCAGACGAATCCACAAATAGCGATACCGCCCGAAATACACCCTAGTGCAATTTCGAAAATTGGCATAAAAAGCCCCTTAGTTAGATTATTCATCTATATTTAAGGGGCTTAATTATTAACCGTAAATCGCGTACATCACACCAGTATTTCGACGCGAGAACCTTCTGATATAGGTTTGGGTTCCATCACCAACTGAACCCATAAATTTAACAACAGCGTCCACCCTGATACTCCCACCGTAAGCACCAATTTCAACAAGTGGGCTTATATTGGTTGCATCTGATAAAACCAGAACACCGTTTTTGTAAACGTTATAAGTTACTTCCGGCGGATCCCCTTGATACTCCCACCGACATTCACCGAAACCCGCAGCGCACATCGAGAATTTACCCCCGGTAGAAGGGATATCACTTGTATCAATAATTGTGATATTTCTGTTCTGGCCTGGGCTTCCGCCAAAGTTAGAGAGAACAGTCTCCCAACTACCGGAAGTCAGGCCAACTCTCTTTACCAGTGGTAGCCCGTTGATGTTGTTCGCGTCTAACCTACCCAGGATCGTACAGTTCCCGTTGATGGTTACGTTGTTCAGTACACCACTATCAGCAGTAATCTGGCCTTTGAAGTAACCAGAATCAGCTTCGACACGACCTTTGAACGAACCCGAACCCGCTTCGACGTGACCACGTACAACAACGTTGTTGAATTCCGCATTACCCGATTTAGGCAACCGCCACCCGGCAGAACCAGAAACAAAGTTGTTCGACTGCAAATCCCCTACTTTCAGGTTGGTAACAGCACCATCGATGATCTTTGCGGTTCCGATAGAACCATCAATGATATGTGCCGCCCCGATACTTGCGTTTGCGATGATCGCAGAGTTAATGAACACCTTGTTGTTCTGAACTGCAAAAGGAACAACTGGGTTAGCTGGATTCTTCGGATCGGTAACGATAAAGAACTCACTCGCGTTGAAATAGATAGCTGACTTACTGTTAGCACTATCAGCAATCATCGTCATACCAGCAACAACCCCGTTAGCGTTAACCTTCACTGTGTACTGTGAGTTAACCGTATTTTTCAGGGCATCAACCGCTGTCTGTGCGTTTGTGCTGACCTGGGCAACCTTCCCTTCGAGTTCAGATTTAACCGTCTGTACAGCCTGTGATTGCGCTGTATTGTTCGAAGCAACAACCGTGTTCAGGTTTGTAATTTCCGCTTTGATATCTTTATCGATTTGAACCTTAACCTGGTTCAGAGCGTCAACAACAACCTTGTCACCGTCTTTAACAATCTGTTCTAGTCGGGTAGAACTGGCGGCGATTGCTTTGTTCGTCTCAGAGGTAATGTTTGCCTTTACATTCGAGATTTCCTGTTGAAGCGCATCCTTCGAACGTTCGAAAGCTTCATCAACAGCAGAATCCAGATGCGATTCCAGATCGAGGAAGTTCTTAATCAAATCCGCGTCCTGTTGGCCCCAATCAACCTTAGACTGCAACAGAACCATTACCGCAGCGGTATAATTCAGATTGTCCTGTCCGAACACGTCATAAGCAGCAATACGAACGTACCAGTTCCCGTCTGCAACGTTAACAGTATGGATCTCTGATGCATGAGGAGCGGTGAACGTCTTAACCGTGTTCCCGGTGAAACTCGCATTCTGTGAAACCTGAATTACCGCACCAGCATAATCTGGAACGGTCAACGGGTCAGGATGGATCCAGTTAGCGAAGATTGCACCAAAACCACCTGTAGCGGTGAACCCGGTTAACGCAGGCGCTTGCTGGTTAAAGCACTCCAGAACGGTCTGATCAGACTTACGACCACCGAACCCGATAGCACGTACCCCGAACTTAACGTTGCGTGAGAGTCCGTTTACGGCGTTCATTTCGTATGTATAGATCCAGTTAATATCTTTAGTACGGTAAGTGAACACCTGATTCTTCTGGGTTACTTCGATTTCGTAATAATCAAAGTGGTCGATGAATTTCGATTTTCGCCCGTTAACAGTGATGTCAGACTGTGACTGATCATCCCATTCGAGATCAAAGGTCTGGTGTCTGGTTTCTAATGAACCCGGTGCAATTGCATTTCGCAGACGAACAACCGGAGCAGGCAACATATATTGCACACTCAGATCTGGATTGCTTAATTCTGTCCACGGAGACTGATAATACAAACCAGCAGCACATACACGGAAATCGTATTGAACACCCTGTTGCAACCCGATAATACTAAACTCGTATTCAGAAGTATTACCCGCCGAAATCCATTCAGTTGATCCGGTTCGCTTATACTGAATATAGAACTGGTATCGGTTGTAATCTGTCTCACAATCCCAGGTTAAAAGAATATTACTACCGTAAACACTTTCACCAGTTGAAACAGCTTTAAGATTCGTCGGCTGGTAGATGCTGGTTGAAATACTGATCGGATCATAGTTCGGTTTAGCGGCAATATCCTGATTTGAATACACCAACGAATTGTACTCAGCAGCGGTAACAGTGATAGTTCCTGCCGTGCCTGTATCCATCATCGGAGTAATCGAAATCACCCTGAACAGTTTATTATTCATCATCAGTTCTTTATTACTAACACTGATAACATCCCATACTTCCAGGGTGAAAGCGTCAGCGGTAGAGAAACTGATCTGTTGAGTCAGAATTGCTTTGTTCCGTTCGATGCTGGCTAAACGGTCAATTGCACCAGTATTTTTAGAAAACCGCATAGTGATATCTTTAGCGATAACACGTTTGTCTTTCGCGATCAGAGCATCATTATTATAATCCGAAGGATACCTGAGAACTGTTGAACTATAATCAATTTTTGGATCGTTAAAACTTACGTTCAAAGTATTATAGTAATTATTAGTTCCGCCATCTGACAATGTGATTTCGGACATAATAATATTATCTTCGTTAAAATTGTATTTTGTTATGTCGGGAGCATCAAGTTTTAACGTGAGTTTGCCGAACGAATCAAAAATAATTCCACCGAACGAAGAACAGATGTTTTCGATGTTGGCTTTATTGCTGGCGTTCGGATCTGTTGCACCGTCGCACCAGTAACTATTGTCAGTTCTTGCAGCAGCAACTTTAAACGAGTCCAGATCGATACGGTCAATTGGTGTATTCAGTCCGTACTTCGACGTGAGAAAATCGAGTAAACAAGAAGGCCCGTTACGGGTGAATTCTCTGTTGCCGTTAACCAGATTGGTAACTTTCATCCCGTTTAGTTCAACCGCGATCTGTGAGTTCGGTTGAAGGATATCAACACCGTCGGTTAACGCCTTGTTCGTTTTGTGCATAACGATACACATCGTTGCGATACCGTTACCTGTAAAATTATCAGGCCATTGGTTCCCGATATACTTCTTAGCTAGTGACAGATGACGACCAGGATTTTTACCCGTGGAGATCTCAATCTGTAAAATATTTTGATACGGCCCCGCAATTCGGGATTGAGGGATAACACCATCAACATGAGTATTGTTATCAATCAGAACCTTTTTGTTATCCATAAAGATCTGAGAGATTGAATCAATTTCACCCTGCGCAATAGCAAAACACTGAACAAGATAATTACCTCTGTTATCGGTTCCGTTCACTGCCTTGAACACGTTGATAGCGCCTGTCCTGGTGGAACCGTAAACAACAGGGATCACCGTAGAAGGATCAGTAGTTGAACCCAGCGTTGAAGCAGAATCAGGTGATTGTATTCGGGGAACAGACGGTTGCATTGACAGCGACATAATCGCCATAGCAGCGCCTACAGCAAGCCCAACACCAATAGCAATACCCAGAGCCACACCAGCAGTAATAAGAGCCGCAGCGGTCGATGCAGCAGCGATAGCAACAGCGGCGACAACCATTATTGGCATGGTTTAATCCTCCATGATGATTCAAAATCAACCAGAGAAACCGGGATCATCTGATAAACATTTTGATTGTTAACAGCAAGAGCAAACCCTGAATAAACCAGAGCTACGTGATACGTTTTTTTATTCCGGTTCTTGTGGACGGAAACAAGAATTGTTCCATTTTCAAAGGAAGGTGTTTCTTCTTGTTCAAAGTAATGTTCAACGAAAGAAAGAGTATCTCCGAATCCGATTTCTTTTTTTGATTTAGCAAAACCCGTTTTAGGACAAGAGTATTGCTTGTGTAATTTTTGGTAGTGATCGGATCCGGTCAGGATGTCTACCAGTTTCACCATTTGTAAATTGCAGTCATAGTGTCCGTATTCGAACTGATGACCAACAGTTTCATTAATGAAGTCGGTGATTAGTGTTTGTTTGATAATGTCGTTATTTAACATATAAAACCCCATATAGTAATATAGGGTATTTATGTTTATTTTTTAGCTGTCCAGATTGCCTCTGAATTCCATTTCCCGGCTTTACTAAAGAAACCATCGTTTTCATTACCTGGATAGCTTCTGTGAACACCGTCAGATGCATGATGCCTTGCGTTCTGATCCAGGGAACACCAAACCGAGTTTAATTTGATTTCGGTTGTGTTAACCCATTCTGAGTTATCCATACGGATATTAATAATTGAAGAATCCACTTCACCATAGAATTGTCCGTAACTTGCAACCACCCCACCTTTTAACGGATTCAGAAATACCACTTCGATCTGAACGATGGCCTTATCAAGTTTCCCGCCCTGAATCAACTGGATGTAATCCTGTCTGACGTTCGAGAACTTTACGGACATTCCCTGGTTGTTGATTTCTTTTGAGCGTGTGGGTGCCTGGACATCGAGCAAATCCCCGGTTGCCAGAAACTTAAAATTGTTATGGGTGATATCGTGATAACCATCGCAAATACGGATAACACCTGCGCCTTGAGCCATAGTTACCGTGATGCAATGAAAAACTGTACCAACCGAGAATAATTCTTGCTGGGTTAATACTGTCTTGTTTGTTCCGTTCCTTGAATTGAAATCTTTCAGAAAATCGGGATGAACACACAGATTATTAATTTCTTCTTGTTTAGTTGCCATTACAATACCTCTGTTGCTTCGAACTCTGCATAAGTTGTTTGTTTGAGGTCATACTCGAAATCGTTCGAAGTAATCATCAGTGTTAATACAGGTGTTCGGTAATTGATTAACTCACCAGCCTGAACAGAGTTTCGTAAGTTAGGAAAAATCAGCATAGTTTTATTTACCGGATCAATATCAGTCACTTCGTATACTTTGGTCTGGTTCGCGAAAGTAAACTTAGTACCTTTTTCGAGTAGAACCGAAACAGGGATTTCACGAGCGCCAGCAGGAACACCAGCGGAAACGTTGCACAAAGATGTCTGTTTGCCCCGGTACATAAGGTTAACTGATTTGTACATCGGGAAAGTAAACGGTTTGCCGTATCTGTATTCAGCAAGCCATTCATCGAAAAGATACTGATCCTCCCCGACGTAGTTAACGGTTATCGTTGTTTCGTGCCATTGGATCCCGGTAAAGCGCCGTAAGGTTTTACCCGAAGCGGATTTATTAGCAAAAAAAGGTGCTGTCGATTTCACCTTGATTTCAGTTTTGAATTTTGGGTCGTTGAAAATATCAGCCATAGAAAAAGCCCCTTATATGTTTACCTTATTTAGATAAGCATCAAGGGGCTTTATTTATCCGCGTCTGCGCTGTGCGTCCTCAACCAATCGGGCAATTTCTTGAGGGTACTTTTTCAGAGTTGCCATTAGTTCACGGTCATTACTCGAAGCATTACCCTGAATAGTGATCGGGGCTGAAATCTGGATCCCGCCACCCTGTTCACCACTGAGGTAATTTGTTAAATCCTTGTTAAGACGTTTATCAACAACCCGTTCGCCCTGTTCCAGTAAGTACGTACCAGTAGAAGGAACGTTGTTGATACCGTCGTGGAACTGGCCTTTCACCTGTTTGATGCTGGCAAGCTGTTGCATTACCGCGCCCATCTTCGCAGCAGCAAGAGCGAAACCAGCGAAACCACCCTCTTTCATGCCGTCAGTAAACGCGCCGTATGCGTCCATCGTTGCTTTAGCGATTGCCAATCCCTTACTTACTGCGAACGATGCTTTAGCCGCTTTAGAGTTTTCACCAGCAGCAGCACCGATAGCAGCTACAGCACCATCAGCAAGATCCTGATACTGATCTAATGCCGCAGAAGTAGCAGCGATAGCCGCTTGTTCTTCGGTCTTATCCAGTTGGCTTTTGCGTTCGGCGTAAGCATCATCGATAGCGGCTTTCTTCGCGGCGTATTCTTCCTCAAGAATCAGCTTCTGATCGAGAGCTGTTTGAAGGGATTCAAGTTCCTTGTTGTAGGTATCCTGAACAGCCTGTTCGAGTTTTACCCGGCTTTCTGGATCGAGTCCTAAAAGGGTTTCGTAGAAGTTGCCGCCCATAGCCGCGATCAATGCTTTCCGGCGCTCGTTGGCTTCTTCTGCGTCGATTACACCCTTGTCCAGAAGCAACTTAATATCTTCGTAGCCTCGTTCGAGTTTAGCGTTACCAGAGGCCATAGACGCAGCTTCAGAGCTAAAGCCTTCGATAGTGATCCGGTTTAGCGCGTCGTAGCTTTCCTTTTTTGAACGGCCTAATTCATCGGCGGCTTTCTTCGCGTCGGCTTCTTGTTGTTTGCGTAAACGTTCGGCTTCCGCAGCAGCAGCTTTAGCTTTTGCCGCAGCCTCTTTAGCGGCTTTTTCGGCTTCTTTTTGGGCTTCTTCTTTTAACCGCTGATCAATCTTTGCATCAGCCGCTTTTTGTTCTGCTACTCGTTGCCTTTCCTTTTCGATATTATCATTGACAATCTTTGCGTTCTTTTCGGCTTTTTCACGAGCTTTTGCAAGATCTTCTTGAAATTTCTTTTCAGCAAGAAATTCTTTACTAGCAGAACTATCTTCCATCATTCGCTGTCCGTCATTCATACCGGATGAACGATAAGGAGCAATATTTTTAAAAGATTCTTCGGAGACTTCGCCCAGTTTAGTAAGCCATTTCGCAAAAGATGTATTACCCCAATCTTTCTCGAACCAATCCCAGATTTCTAATACTTTTTCAACAGCAGGCGAAAGCCCGTTAGCTATAGCCCCTTTAACTTTGGTTTCAAGATCCCCCATTTTGGTTGAGAAATCGGCATAGTTTTTAATTGCGTCCGAAGTAATATCGACGTTCTGTTGACCAATTGAATTTAATGCTTCTTGTTCAGAACCTAATTCATTCAACCGTGAAATCATATGGCTAGAACCACCAGATAGTTTTTCCATTGCTGATGTTATTTCGGAAACGGTAGCGCCTGCATCTTTCAACTGATAGAATAAACTGATTGATGCTTTAATACCGCCGTTAGTTGATCCGATATATTGAGTAAAGTTCTTTAAATTCAGTCCGTATTTTTTGAGGTCTTCACCAACGCCACCACCAGTAGCAACAGCCTCGCCGAGATTTTTAATCGCGTCCTTGTTCATATCCCCGAACTGTTCCATCGCGATACCAGCGGATCCGAACTCCTTCGTTAGCTGTTGCAATGCATCAGTTGAAGTACCCGACTTATTTGCTACTGTATCGAGTTTTACGGCCTCTTCCGCAGAGGACATTAAAAGGGTAAGGCCAGCAGCCGCCACACCAGCAGCCGCACCGATCCCCATTAGAGCCGGGTTCAGGGATCCTTTCATCCCGTTACCCAGTGATCCCAGAATCCCGTTTAAACTGGTTGCCTGACCGCTTAACCCATCTAGTAAAGCTTCGGCCTTCTTAACACCGTTAGCGACACCGCCGATATCAGCGGTGAGCGATAGCGTATGTCTGTTATCGTTTGCCATTCTTCGCCCCTTTGCGTTTTAATGCTTTTGCGCGTTCTTCCGGCGAGAGCATGTTTAATATTTCGTCTTGTTGTTTTTTAATTTTTAATGCTTTTTCTTTTTCAATTTGTTCCGGCGTTTTGAAAATAGTTTCATCACGGATTAATTTGAAATCGGATGATTTCATTTTGCGCAACCCTTCTTTACTCATATTTCCCGATGCCGCGTAAATTGTGCTGTGTAACCGTGCAAACATCGCGTCGATAACGTCTATTCCCGATGGTTCTATGAATCGGTCGAATAGTTCCAGTGATAGGAACAATGACATCGGCATCAACTGGATTTCGGAATAAGAAAATCCTTTTTTATTCATGCTACGCAGCGAGAATTTTAAGTAGGGGTTGCTTCGGACTTTTTTTCGAATACTGCCGGATCAAGAGACAAAGTTACTTGTGCGATACTTCCGATCAGAAACTGGCGAACCTGGACAACAAGATTTTTGACCTGATCAATATCAGTGAACAATTGTTTGCCGTCTTTTGTTAAGGTACACGCAAGAATAGTTTGTTCATCGCGCAAGCCTTTATCATCGTTGGTGATGTGTTTGTGGTATTCCGCAACGGTCATCGGACGAACATAAAAGGTATATTTGCCGAATTCAACAGGTTTATTTTCAACTGTCAAATCCTTAATCATTTGATCGAATTCATTCATGGTTTCATTTCCTAAGTTAGTTTTCTTTATTTAGGAAATAAAAAAGCCGCCCCTTTGGAGGACGGCTTATTTTTATGTAGCAGTAACGGTTACGGTGCATTCGTTAGAAGATACAGTTTGGCCCATACCATCGGTAACGATCACTTTGCGAATATGAGTACCCACCGGAGAACCCATCAGATCCAGCGTAGTGGTACTAGAACCGATCTGGGTTAACTGACCATCTTTGTACCAGCGGTAAGAGTACGGAGGATAACCGCCAGTGATCTGGAATTCGAGTTCTACCGAATCGTTCTGTTTCATACTGATCGTCGCCGGGAAATCTTTCAGAACGGAAATCGGATTCATAATACCGCTATCAGAATTGGTCAGATCCAGAATGCCTTTCGCAACAATTTTATCGATTGCAACGGTGAAGGTACGGGTTACAACAGCTTCGGAATCGCCTGCCATAGTATCAGAGGACAGGAAACCGTTAATCAGGAACGAAACGCCGTAATCACGATCAGCATCTACCCAGTAGGTAATACGAAGCTGGACACGGCTTGTACCTTCCGCAGTAGTGATCAATCGTTCATGGATAATGTTGCCGGGAATATAATTGATAGCTAATGAAGTATCACCGTAAGAACGACGACCGATCAAAGTACGATCATCTGGACTTGAAAAGCTGGGTACTTTAATCGAATTTCGGGTACTTGAAATTTCAGGGAAAGTTGCGATTTCTGGAATGTCAACAAAACCCATACCGTTCAAGGATGTATTTGTTAAGTCGTTGCCGATTGCAACACTGATATTACCGCCAGTGAAAATATCTTGAGTTTTCATATTTTTTAAAACCTTATATTGAAGGGTAAGCCGAATTAAATAATCCGGCCTGTATGTTCTATTTATGTTTTGTTTTAAATGAGTCCAGAACGTTGTTTTCTGAGTTCTAAAAGGCGCTGTTCGTCTTCATCGGTTGCGGTTCCGAATTCTATCTTATCTTTGAGCGCGTCGATTAAATTACTCAAATAACGGAAGTTGGTTTCATCATCTACAACCGGAGCAGGCGCTTTAAAAGTTTGGATAGCGGGAGCATCATCGATATTAGCGATTAAGCGAGTTCCCATATGTGCGCGAATACGAGCTTCGATGTGATTATATAAATGACCACCTTCCCATACCGATCCCCAGACGTTACCGTTGTTCTCCAGGAAAGTAGAACCGCCGTTAGCGTAAACAGCACCAGAAGAAGTAATAGAGGCACAACTCATATTACCACCACCGTTGAATAGAAACGCCTGATTACCTACGAGTAAACGAACCAGAGCATTAGATTCAATATCGCCCTGCATATGAACGTCCATAGCGGCGATATGAGCACGACCCCATTTAGTAGCTTTCCACACGTTATACGCTGATGTATCTGAGTTAGGACAATCAATCTGTACGCCGGAAGAACGTTTCCGCCAATCAACATGACCACCACCGTCAACAACACCACGGATTAACGCTTTTTCTTCACCATAAGCACCTTCACCAATACGGATCATCCCGGTTCCACCTTCACCGAAATAGAACGATCTGCCGTTGGATCGAATACTAAACACTTTATCAGCGCCAGCAAAAATAACAGCTTTTTCCGTGCCCGAGTTAGTCTTAAACCAGATATGGGAATTTCCATCACCAAGTGTATTAATATCAGCATTACGAGCCGTAACGGTTCCACCAGAGACTTCACCAGTGGTTCTTAAGTTATCAGCGGTTAACGCACCACTAACAGAAAGTGTTCCTGTCGTTACAATACTCTTAGTGGTTGTCGTACCATTTACTGTCAGGTTGCCCGAAGCAGTTACCGCACCAACTAACGTAGAAGTACCAGCTACACGGAAACCACCTGTAGTAATATTCACCAAAGCGGTTTCGGACTCTAAGCGAATATTAGCTTTGGTAACATCAGCACCATCGCGAACATATAAAGAAGTATAGGTGTGTCCGTTAGTGAGGATCTGAGATTCCAGACGCGAACGAATTTTTTCTACGCCAGCGCGATCTTCACTGAATTGGATTAGACCAATGTACTGAGTTGAAGTTGGTAAAGCTACTGATGTATCGATGGTACTATTTTTAAGACTGAAAGAACCAATACCAGCTTTTTTAATAGCAATATTGTTACTCAGAGTACCGCCAGTTAACGGCAAATAAGCAGTATCCAGACTTGCACCGACTAATTTACCCGCAGAGTTCACTATTTGAGTTGTATTTTTCCAGGTCATCGGTGCTTCTAAACGAACACTTTTAGTAAACGATTTATTACTTGCGTTGGTAAAGCCCAGATATAAATCACCACCTACAGTATCATCAGTCGAAGTTCTACCCGCAGATAACGTTACGTTACCGTTGCCATAATCGCGAATAATAGCGGCTTCGTATTTCGTTACGATTGCACTTGCTGCCGTCTGGTGTAGGGTAATTTTATCAACATAAGGCATTCGCAGGCCGTGGCTAACACCAGGAGTTGTGATTAACAATTCCGCAGAGTTAGCGAGAATACGCATATCATAATCAACGTTTTTACCGCTGGTTTTGAAATCAATAAATGGAGTGCCCGCAGTCGTTAATGAACCCAGTTCAAGACCAGCGTTTGCAGCGTTCATAGACAGACTACCTGTCACAGTAGCACTGCCGTTGATCGTAGCGCTTGATGCGGTCAACGCACCTGTTGTAGTGGTTCCTAATGTGGTTGTTCCTGCAACGAAAGAGCCAACATCAACGCGCGTTGAACCATCCGAACTGTACATTCTGATGCGGTTTTTAACCGTTCCCGCAGAATCCCTGTTGTCCATAATAAGTTGACTATTGCCGTCAGTCTGAATGGAATGATTCAACTGACCACGAACAAGACCACCATGAACATCAGTTGTTTTCGAACCTTCGTTAAACCGAAGCATCCCAGTTGTTTGGTTAGCAGTAGGTAATGCATCAGCAGTAATAATATCAGGGCGGATAAAATCGAAATAAGGTGTTGTGTTTCTATAGATACCCATCCGATAGGTGGATCGTACTTGCATCCCTTCAACGACCTTGTTTGTAGTAATATCCGAGTTACTTGTTAATGCCCCGGTCATTGCACCGCCAGCAGCAGGCAACGCACCAACGTTAGCAGCAGGGATCGAAATATCAGCGGAACCGTCGAAATTCACCCCAGCAATTTTTCGAGGTGTTTGCAGTTTTACAGCGTTAGTGATCGCAGTACCGACCTTAATATATTTTGCGTCAAAATTATCGTAGTTAGCTAATTCAATCGAGGCCGCTTTTACCTTCGTTGCGGTCGTGATATCACCAGTAGTAGTAACAGTTGATCCGGTAATTGCGCCTGTCTCTAATGATCCAGCGGTCAGTTTACCCGTGGACGTAACCGTAGCGCCTTTCACGTTGCCAGTTGCCACCAGTGAAGAACCGGTAATTGCCCCTGTCTCAACAGAGCCAGATTTCATCTTCCCAGTGGTTGTTACCGTAGCCCCTTTTACGTCGCCAGTTGAGACGATAGCCCCGGTATCTAACGAACCCGATGTTACTTTGCCCGTTACTACTGCGTTACCGCCAGCACTAATCGAACCCTGAGACTGTAACGAAGCAACTGTTGCAACACCCATAGCGTTCAGTGTGGTTGATTCAAGAGCGCCCGTTTTAGTGCCTGCCAGAACAGTATTTCCGGTTACTGTTAAGGTCTGCGAAGTGGTAGCTCCTGTAGTAGATACAGAACTAGCCTTAATGGCGCCTGTATCGAGCGTAGCGCTCTTTACCTTGCCGCTGGTGGAGGTGATATCACCTGAAACTGTCAGCGTTCCTGTGTTCGATTGGTTGCCGGAAATCGTTACTGTACCGCCTGAGATCGTAGCGCCTTTCTTCGCCTCTAAACGGTCTTCGATAATTGGATCATTGCCTAACTGGACGATTGCGCCGGAATCATTACCAACGTAAATCTTGCGGTCTGTTGAGTTGATCCCGATCTCACCACTTTCTAAGCCTGTAGGTTTTCGACCTGTAACCGAGGATCTTTTAAATTTAATCTTTGCCATAAAAATACCCGTATATGGAATGTATACGGGTATTTATCGAGAGTTAAAAAGTGCCTAAGTCGATTGTGTCGTTAATATGAATTGCCGAAATATCAGCCGGAGTCGGTTTAAAGCCCTGGTGATAAACCTGCCAGTCTCTATATTTCGACGCGGTATCGGTTGATTGAGTAGCATCCTGACGGAAAATTAACGCACTGTTCCGGTTAATACCGATAAATTCATCAGCTTTCAGTTTCCCGGTAGGAGGAGTAATAACCTGTCGCCACAGCATCGAATAACCGCCTTCGTTCGATACACAGAATCTGTGCTGTTCTCCCGTGTTTGCATCAGCGGAATACGTACCGCTAACAAGGCTACGACCTGCCGGAACAGTTAACGCGCCTGTCATGGTATCGCCTGATTTGTTCACCGCACCCAGAGCCGCCGGAGTCGGTTTGTTCAGTGGTGAGTAAACCAGTTCTCCGCGATCTTTTAACGTGATTGTTGCATTAATGTTATCAACTTCGATAAAGCCTTTACCGCCTGAGTTCCACAACGCAGCAATGTTAAGAGCCGTACCTGTGTTCGAAGTGGTCTGGATGTATCGTTTTGTAGCTGGATCGCTTGTTCCTGATGCCGGAGCGAAACGGAAAGCAGCCGAACGAAGTTCAGGAGCGTACAAAGCCCCGGTCATTGTCTCCCCGGTCTTTCTGACAGCGCCGATATCAGCCGGAGTCGGTTTCTCCTGATCTGTGTAGACTTTCGCCCACGCTTGCGGATCAGGAGAAAGGTTCCTGACACGGATCAGCGGTTTGCCCGAAGAGTTAACAACCATCTGCCAGCCCTGTTCGTCATTACCCTGAACGGAAACACCACCAGTATCAACACCGAACGGGTTTTGATCACTTGAACCAGGGAAGGTAACGAATCGGTTTCCTGATAGTTTTTGCCAGTCGATAACGCCCGGATAATGTGAAGTACCCGCACCGATACCGTAATCCCCAGTGACCAGCGGATCCCCTTTTCGCGCAATGCCGGATTCGTACATATCGGTGATCGCAAGGGTATACGTTTTCTGAACAGCAGTATCTATCTCACCAGTGGTACTCTCACCTACTACATGAGCGTCGAAGATTTTGTAATAGCCGACTTCGCCCGGTAGTTCATCCTGAACGGTGTCCGTTTGCATCAGATAAAGCATTCTGAAACGTAACGGTTCTTTTGTTTCGAGCGCGGTATCCAGCATTTCCTGAGTTTCATCACCCGGAATTACACCAATGGTAATTTCGGTATCGTTGAAGGTACTCCCGCCGGGTAAAATACTTTCTGTATCTGAATCATAAGTTTCGTATTTTGAAATTGTTCGGGTACTTTCGATGACCGGGAAAGATAATACTTCCGGGATATCTTTGTAACTAGGGTCGTGGAAGTCAACGAGATCGTCTAATTGGTCGGTGATACTGATATCGACTTGAGAACCGAGAAAAATATCATATGTATTTTCGATTGCCATTTTATTTCCTTTCGTAAAAATATTTTAAATCGAGAGTTACCGCCGCCAAAACATGACCGTCTGATGCATCACTCTGATAATTTGTCGATGACATCTGCGGGGTGATACTGTTGATTCTGAAATCGGGAAAATCTTTCGGTGCAAGATCCATTAATTTAGAAATTATCTCGTGAACTTCGGTTTCGTTCGTTTCTGAGAACACAACAACGGTAATTGAGCAAGTACTATCAAGTTTTTTATTCTGAACGGATGAAACTGGAGAATAAGTTTCATCAATCTGAATAATCCAGACTTGAGGACTAGGATCAACGGTCGTTTTGAAATAATCTACTAGTTCAAGTTGCCATTCATCTGCAATAATTTGTTCTAACCTTCGTTTAATCGCTAAACGAGGGAGTAACTTATTTGTATTTTCCACGACCGCCCCCTGCAACTTCCAGATAACAGGTAATAAGCCCTGAAAGATCATCGTTGATATACGCTATTTTGTATTCTTCGCCGTTAACCCCTACCCTGTCGCCTTTTACAAGTTCGCCAAATTCAACAGTTAACGTTAATGTCTCTGAAATTCTTCCGTCCTGTTCAGTGAGTGTTTTTTCTAGAATTCCGGTGAACGGTGTTCCATCGGATCTTTTGTATTCATCACCTAGTTTTAAAAAACTGGCGATTTGTGATTTTGAAAACTTCATATTTAATACCTCTTGTTATATGAGGTATTTAGAAACAAAAAAGGCAACCCCGAAGGATTGCCAGTTTTAGAGAGAAAACGATATTACGGAGCAGTAGAAGCGCCTTTCGGAACCAGAACTTTGAGTGCGTTATCGTGACGGTAGCCAACGTCAGCGTTCAGCCAGATACGCGGAACAATCGCGCCCTGTGAACGGTAGGTTGTATCGTCCATATCCAGCTCAACAGAACCCCAGGAGCCGAGTACAATATTTGACCAATCCCCAACATAAATTTTTCCTTCACCAACCAGGCCAGTAGTCTCAACAGGCAGACCACACATAGTATTGGTGATTTCGTCTACGATGTAACCCGGTACACCAGCAGTTTTCAGAGTGGTCATCAGAGCGGCTTTGGTTGCGTCGGTCATTACGCAAGCCATTGACTCATAAAAACCTTCATCACGCATTTTCGCGATTTCAGAAAGAATCGACGCGTACTGGAAAGAGGTTTCTTTCAGAGTGGTAGCGGTGAACATGTCGTTGATGGACTTCGGCGCTTTAGCACCGTTAACACCAGCAGCGGCAAACAGGGTTTTCTCAAGGGCAATCTGAGAACCACGCATGATGTGATCAACAACGATACGTTCCAGATCCGGCACAGTTTGCAGACTGTATTTTGACATCGGAATGCCACCGGAGAAGTTTTTCGGGTTCATGGTGAAGCTTTCAACCGCGATGTCAGCTTCCGCGCCTGCACCGTTTTCATCTACCCAACCGAAAGCATCTACCGCATTTTTGGTCATCTTAGGCAAGGTCAGAGGCTGGCTCAGATTATCGTATTTGGTAATGTTCAGACGACCCAGAACGGAACGTTGCAGAACTACGTCGAGGAAACTGGACATATCCAGGCCATCAGGGGTGATCTTAGCTACTTTACTTGCAACAACACCAGCGTTAGCAGCACGAGCCAGAGCATTACCCGGAATGAAAATACCACCGTGGTTAGAAACTGCATTACGGGCCAGTTCCTGATGAACTTCGAGTTCTCGACCGTTAAGAGCGCCACCGTTCATTTTCGCGCGGATCGCTTTACCCAGTTCATAACCTTTCATCAGGTTCTGTTCAGAATCGCGGGAACGGCTAGCACGTACAACGGTACGAACAGGTTTAGCGCGTTTACCTTCACGCATTGCTTTAATCGAACGAACTTCATCATCAGAGAGTTCAATTTTCTCTTCGATTACTTCTTCTTCTTCGATTACTTCTTCTTCGCGTTTTGCACGCATTTTACGAATTTCTTCGATTTCTTCTGGAGTCAGTTCCAGTTCTTCGATTACTTCTACAACTTCTTCTTTGATAATTTCATCAGCCATCTTTGGAATCTCTATGTTGGTTTCAGCGTTTCGCTGTGTACCTTTATTTAGGGAAAGTTTTATTTCGCTTTTTTCTGGTTTGTTACGGTTAATTCCCACGTTGTCGGACGCTGGAACTGAAACAATTGAAACTTCGTATGGCGCGAAATATGCCAATAGGTCATCACCGACCTGTTCGTATTCTGTTATTTCATAGCCAAAGCTGATCTTTGAGAGAATCCCCTCAATGACCATTTGCCTGACTTCATTTGCTAATTCGCTCACTGCCGAAAATTGAATTTGGCAACGGCCTACACCGTCGGGGTCAATTCGCGCTGTACCTTCAACAACTTTACCGATTGGTAAATCGTGATTGTGTTGGTACAAAAGCGGCGCACCGTTATTAAGGCGCGTTAAATCTATTTTTGCGGGGTTGTCGTGCCGGAGAACTTCATTTAATACAGATGGGTTTCCGTATTGGTCCTGAATTTCTGGAAACTCCCGCATTACGGGGGTTTCATCAGAAAATGCGATTTCAAAAATATACTTTTCTTGATCACCGCCAGCAGCCAACCCCGACAAATTACGCCGGAGTTGCTTCTTCATTTGCTAATTCCTTATTGCTGAATCACATCATTATTTATGGAAGTATTTTCAGCCGGAATTTCTTGAAGATTTACGATCTGATTATCAGCATCGATTTCTTCATCCACTTTTTGCGGATCTCCACCGATAGCGATAATAGCTTCGTGTCGACTCATGAATTTATTTCTTACAGCCACTTCGTAAGCCTGGTATTCCTTGATAGGGTCGACCGATTTCATACCTTCACCAGAGAACGACGTATTAAAAATAATGTCGTCAACTGCTTTTTGTGTGAACGGGAGAACATCATCATCAACGCAGCATCGTAAAAACTCTTCGAACAACGGAATAATTACTTGTTCTTTCAGCTTGTCGCGGAGAATTGCGAAACGCATATTCATTTGAAGCTGTCCGAATCGAGCCGAACTGAAATTCACGTTTTTTGTAGAGTTCAACAGAGCGTTCGAATACACACCGAGGCCAGCGGCGATCTGTTCAATCGTAGCTTCTGCGAACGACTCATACGAATCACCGTTAGAGTTAGCCGTTACAGATTTCGCCGTGTAACCCGCCGGGAGTTCCATGATCAAGCCCGGACTCATTTCCTGTGTGATTTCCTGATGGTCGCTTTCGTCGTCATCAAGCATCGAATCCTGCGTTTTATCGCGTTCGAGGAATGTCATTGAAGCAGCGGTGATCTGTTTCTGAACCAGAGAAGCGAAAGTAAAATCGTTCAGGTGATTCATCAGGTTCATACTGGCGAGGAAATCCGTTACCCCTCTGTAAGAATCCGGTAAAACACCATCGAAGTGATGCAGAATTTCATCAGCGGGAACACGTTCAGAAATGCCAGAATACGTCTGGGTCAGAATGTCAAAATCACGGAGCCAATAAGCAACGACTTCGTTTGTATCAATGTCGAATTCGATACCCTGATAGATTACAGTGTCTGGTTCTTCGCCCTGCTTTGTCAGATTGCGATCCACTCGTTCAGAAGGAATGATTTCAACTTTCATACCCTTTTCAAAATGGTGAATCCTGATAAACGTTTCGCCATCGATTAATCGTGCTTTAGAAACTTCACGGAGGAACTGTTTAAACGTGAATCGTTTGTTCAGAGAAAACCGTTTCGGGCTTTCAGCAAACTTCAACCATTCATCACTGATGCGCTTATTCAGGGCAACGTTCAGTTCGCCTTTGTTGTCCACCAGCGATACGGTTGGATTAATGCCCTTAGAACCGACTACGCCATCAACAATCAATCGGACGGTGTTAGCGGCTAGAGGATTGTTCACTACAAGATCACGCGCCTGGAACATCACCTGTTGCTGCTGGTAAGCACCGATTGAACGGTTGATAGGAGCCGTTAATCCTTCGCTGGAGGATCCTGAAATACGATCTGTGTTGATGCCTAATGCTCGTTTAAAAAAACCAGTACCAACAGGAGCGATTACCCGCGAAAGTGCTTTCTTAAATTGAGATTGTTGTTTACGTGAATCAGGTTTTAAAAAATTTTGTTTTGGTTTCTTGCGAAATTTATTAAGGAAATTAAGCATTATTAATTCCTCGTGAATTTAATTTTGATTGCGGTCATTGGGGATTTACCTTGCTTCGCTCGTTTGGCTCTTACTGCCTGCGCCAATTGAGTTCGAAGCGAATCGGATAACGCAACCAGATCGGCAAGACTTGAATAAACCAGCGTTTTTGAATTAATACTGAGTTGGGTTAACACTCCCTGATCATCACTGAGTTTTGCGCTAATCACTTTATCGATTAAATTAAGTTGTTCACGCAATGCATCAACGCGATCTTCCTTGTCGAACAAACCAATAACTTTTAAGGGGGTAATACTGATGATGTCGCCGCTATGATTCAGAGCGGTGATAAGATAGTTTCCCGTTTCTAATTGAGTCGAAGGAATAGTAATGAACTGGTCGCCATTATTCGTTTTCGCAAATACGGTGTTTTCGTTCTGGTCAATAACAGAAAAGGATTCCGCTTCTGTGAGTCCTTCAAAAGTGATCGGTTGTCCTTTCCTGACGGTAATTTGTGGTGTCATAAAAAGCCCTATATTATTTGGATCATATAGAGCTATTTAGTGATGATTTTAACGGCGTTTAATCCATCCGGTTTGTTGAGGTCTACGAATAACCGGGCGATCCGGTTTCAATGTTTTTTTCTGCGGTTCGGGTTCCCTTGTGGCAATAGGTTTAAGCTGTTCTTGCGGGTCTGTATCGCGTTCTACGGGGGTTTCTGGTTCAGGTGATACTTCTGCGTTAATTTTCGCTTTGTACTCTCTGAGTCGCTTCCACGGATTGTTTTTGATACCTTTCAGAACGAGTTCGATTCCGGCTAATCCATAACAAAAACAGTCCAATGCCTCGTTTCTCTCCGATCCCTTTTTCAACGACCACCGAACACTGTTACCGACTCGTTTTTGTTCTTCCGATGTTAACTGCTCGAAATAGTCATCCGGCAATGTATTGCTAAATTCGAGTTTGGTTGGTGCATCGCCTTTCAAATTACGGTTGATCAGTTCACTTACTTTATATTTTAGTTGGTTAACACCTAAAACATACAGTTCCTGGCCTGCGGTTCTCGTAGGCTGGATCGGTATCGTCGGCGCTGTAGCTGATGAACTACCCTTGATAGCGTGGAGTTTCTTCCATCTGTTAGCGTTTTTATATACTGACTGCGTAGCACGACCATTACCGGAATCGATATTTCCCCATAACATAGGAACTTTATTCCCGTTAACGTCGCGAAAGTCTGATTTGAGGAATTCGATCAGTTTGGTGTAAGCGGGGCTATCCGGTTTTTCACAGTTCAGATCGTAAAAACTACGATGGTCTAATACTCTAATTGCGTTTTCAGAAACACCGAACAATGTGCATTCTAGCCTCGAGGCTTGTTGGTCTATGCCAGCGGTGATAAACGTGGTCGATTCAGGAATATTTTTAACTGAAATATCCGTAACCAGTTTTTCAAGTTCAGAATGTTCAATATCCGCGTTTAAGTCGTCGAACGTTTCACCCAACGAAGTATTATAAAAAGTCGAAAGCGAGAACGATTGATACGCCTCCGCATAATCCTGTGCAATCTGTCGAATTGTTGCCAGCGGTGAGTAAAGTCTACTCAACTGAAAACCTGCAATCGGTGAACCTGGGTTATGCGCGATAAACTTACCTTTGGATACTGCCCGGATCCTGTCACCTTCTGACCATTGCTTTTCGCATTCGACACAGCAATATTTCGCGGTTTCGATATCGGGGATTTTCTTACCCTGAACCTGTTTCCATTTCATATGTTTGAGGACTTGATCCCATTTCATAACTTGCGAATGGTCACAGTGAGGACAAGGCACATAAAAATATCTTTGGTCGGATTGTTCGAACTGTTTATTGATTGCCCCGTGCTTTGTGGTCGGTGTACTCGAAATAACAATGATCGCTTCGTCTCCAAAAGTCGTACATCGTTGCGAGGCCAGCAGAATCGGATCCCCCTCGTCGCTTTCCTGTGCTGCGTCTACTTCATCAAGTAGTGCGGTCGCTAGTGTCTTACCCCTGAGATGCGACGGAGATGTTAAAGACATACAATAAATGAACTGACCAGACCTAAGCTGTATCTGAGATTGGTTGTTTACGGCGTTCTTATCGCTCTTGTCCGTCACCAGTTCGGCAAGTACCGGGGTTTGTTCTAGGGCAGGCTTGACCTTCCCGGAAATCCACTGTCCCAACTCCCTGACATTCGATTGCAAAACCCCGATGTTGTTACCGGAATGTTTCATTTGGTAGAACAGGATCCCGTTCAGAATTTGGGTTTTACCTAGCTGTGCAGATGTTTTGAATACGATAGCTTTTTTATCATCCAAATGAATCGCATTAAGCATTTCCTTTTGGAAACTGAACAGTTTCAGCGGTTGTCCTGCTAATGGCCCATCAATTACTTTCAGGTATTTTTCGCACCATTCGGACGCTTTAAGGATCGGTGGCGGTCGCATGAACTCCGCGCTTTTTTGATAAATGATTTTGAGTTTGTCTAGGTTCTTCACTGTTAATCCCTCTCTGATGCTGATGGGATTATTTAGGCAAAAAAAAACCCGCACTTTTCAGAACGGGTTAAGAGAGAAATCAAAATTATTTAAAAGGTTCGATACATGTCTAAGTGCATCCAGAAAGATACTCCATAGAATACCTTTCGGGATGCCGCCTGCTAATGAGGGCAATCCTTGCGGGTTGTTACTCACCGCTTTTGTATATCTATTTATTGGAGTGTTTCACGATACTTTTTCTTGAAGATATCGATCAGTGCTTCTTTCGAGTAGGTCTTATCGACTTCACACCCCACCGAATTCAATTCCTTGATCATCCGTTCCCTTGTGTACCGGGCAAACTTCTTGCTTTCGTCCAAGATGAACGAAGGATGGATCGGCTGTTCGCTGTAGTTCTGTTCCCAGTAATCAGCGAGGTTACGTAACACCGTTGGAAAGTCTACCCTGCCCTTTAATCCTGCCCGGTATATTAAGCCCGCAACCTTACCTTCGAGGACGCTATTACAGAGGCCGTGTAAGAGTCCTCGCATATGCCCTGTGTAGTGATTATGGTCGGCGTTCGCCTTGCCTACAGAGTCCAACGGTAGGCCACACAGAGCGCATTTACCTTGCTGTTTATTGAACTGGGTTGTTTTCCAAACTTGTAGTGATTTTTGAGTGAGTACAGCCATCAAAATGATTCCTATTGTTGATGGCGTTATTTAGAGTCAAATTTTAGGTGTAGTTATTACGGTCGAATTTTCGACATACATTCTTTTTGTTTCCTCTTCGTTAAACTTCATAAAATGACCAAGTTGTGCAAGATCAACGGATGGACATCTTTTTAATAACTTCAAAAACCACTCTGATTTGTTTTCATAACCTGTTAAAAAGACATAGTTTTTAATGTATTTCTTTTTCAAAATATCTTTTGTTTCCAGTGGAAAGTTGACCATAAAATCATTCAATGACTCTAACAAATCATCAACCAAAGTGATAAATTTTTCAGTTATATCAATATACCTCATCATTAGACTCTCATCTAAAAACTCAGCAACAGCCCTTAAACTTACCTCACCCCTAACACCCGACCCAGCAAGCAACGGAGCTAATAGATCCTTTACTTCATTATCGATTTCATTTCTAACCTTTAGAATATCGATAAACATATTGAAGTTCCCAAATGTAGCTACGTATGATGCTATGTTCATCCAAGGATGTTTTTCAATGTCATGAATTTTTGTATATAGAAGTTGTGCAAGTTCATTAGCAGCGAAACTGACATATTCGAACTGAGTAGGCATTATCGGAACATTCAGAGCACGTTGAACAGGATGCGCCCCCAAACTTTCAAAATAGTTTTGTTTTGTTGCAATTAGACTTGCTTGCATACTTTGCATTTTAAGAATAATTGAATTTAATGTATCTGCTTTCATGCGTTCATTCTTGGCTGCCTCTTGAAACTGATACCCTCGTATGGCAATGAAATATGCAGTTATAGCAGAAAGCATAACCACAAATATCGGCATGAAGTAATCTTTGAAAAAATTGGTTTCACTCGCTGCATTCACTACATCTGTCAAATGGTTGACGGCAACCACAAGCGCGTAAGGGTCGAATGATTTCATCAGGTTATCCTTATTGGTTTTAGGTTATTTTATCCTTACCTTGCACGTCGCACCAGTGTTAGCATTAAGCCCCCTCCCGGCTGGTTGGGGTTTGTTGGTTTGTTTGTTCGGCTGGGAGGGGTTCGATCACTATCTAGAAATTTTAGGGTTACTTTTACGCCACCTTTTCCAGAACCCGTACTCTTGTTTTATGTTCGAAGCAGATGTGACAGTTCCGTGTTTAGTGGTTGGCGGATCAGCAATGATGCTTTCAAGCGACTCCCCGGAATCAAGGCGCGAATAGATTTTGTAATCAGCGGCGTCGGGATTGGTTGGTTCCGCTTTGCCATGACTCATAGATACTCCTTATCTGAAAGTATTGGTTTGTGGTAGTTTCTAGTGCCGTCAACAATATTAACTTTAGTTGGACTGACATTCATACTATCTTGAAACCAAAAAGTTCGGTTAGATAGCTGGGAGCAAAATAAAAAGTTCGGTTAGATCCTCTGAAACCCGCATTCTTTCGTAAAAAAAGTTCGGTTAGATAGCTGGGAACCCGCATGAATACTGGGATTCTTGCCTATACATATACATAACTAGTCGTTACTCACTATTAGAGAATGAAAAGAAATGATCAGGAGGCCGAAGGCCGACACCGCGAAGCGGCAGTGTAATATTACGTAACCTATGAAGTGATCAAATTAACATTACTTCGAAGTGATCAAGGTTACGTAGCGATAGTGTTAAAGGTTAGCATCTGCGCTACGCTTGATGCCTCGCTTCGCTCGTGATCTCGAAGTGATAATTCTTTGAATGGATCTTAGTAAACCCTTCAAAATGATGTGTGTGGTTAAACCTTTCTTGATCTATTTTCAAGACCAAAACCAAAATAAATAGTACAAAATATTTCTCAGAGAAATTTGATTTTTAAAATCTACTCTGTAATATTTAATTCATCCGGTACAGAGAACTCCCCCAGTACCGAGATAAAACTTAAATACCAGTAAGGTGAGATCATTAGTTCCCCGATCTGATTACTGATCAGCTATTGAAAGGCTGATGTATCCCCACTTCGATATTATTTTTACTGTTTTTTATACAGCAGTGATCATCCAAACAGTGGTTTCGGTACAAAATATAATCAATCCTTTAGCTATTCGTGCTGTTTTTCGGGTAATGAAAATCGCTCGGTTATTATTTGAACGAAATTTACATAACCTGACAAACCTCCACATAAATAGTTACGTAACAAGAAAAAGTTAATCTTGTTTCGATAGCCTTAGGGCTTTTTTTAGAACTAAATTTAAAACTTAACCAAAGTTAACGAGAGTATAAAAATGAAGATGACACTGGCTAAACTTAAAGTATTAGCTCCGTTGTATATGGCGGCAACCCCGGCGGAAAAGAAAGAGTTACTTAAAGAATATAACATTTCGAAAGTGACATTCTATGCAGCCCTTAAACGTTACAATATGACAATCACCACTGTTAAAACGCTGGCTTGATTCTGATGTAAAAAAGCCCCAGCCATAAGGCCAGGGCAACGACTAGAAAAATCTTGTGAGGAATAAATTATGGAAATCAAAATCGGCAATAATGCCAAAACACATATTTATTTAATAGGTACAAAAAATGTCAAATATCGTAAACTTTACCCGTAATACCAATGTTAATACCTTCTGCGCATTTGGATCCGCTGCCGATGCACAGATGACCAGTTTAGAAATTGCCGAAATGTTAGGCTGTGAACACCGTAACCTTAAACGCAGTATTGACCGTTTAATTCAAACTGGTGTTATTCAACATTCTCCAACGGAGAAAGTTAAAGATAATCAGTCACTTAGCCCTAATAATAAAACTGATGCTTATATTTTTAAGGGTGAACAAGGTAAACGCGATTCGTTTATTGTAGTTGCACAGAACAACCCTGTTTTCATGGCTTCAATTGTTGATCGCTGGCTCGAACTTGAAAAAGCAGCAGCGTTTAACGGCCTGCCTAATTTCACCGATCCGGGCGAAGCGGCTAGAGCATGGGCTGAACAATATGAACAGAAGCTTCTAGCTCAGAAAGAGGCAACGGAACTTTCAAAAGAAAGTCATGCTAAATCACAGCATGGTATGAAAATGGCGGAGTTTATGGGAACGACTTCCACGAAAGTTTCACGCGAAGGATTGCGCTATTGTGTCGAGAAAGGTTGGTTAACCCTTCACTATATGGGCAACAAACAGAACGGTTATAACATCACACCAGAGGGAGAAAAATATTTTATTCGCTCTACTTCTGGAAATACGAAACGCCACGATGTTATGTGTTTGCCTGCACTTCGTGAGGTATTCAACCCGCTACTGTATCCGGTTGTTCGAGTTAATGAAGTTCGTAACTTCGCTGCATAAATGAAAAAGCCCCTGCTCTAACAGGGGCTTAATGAGGAAAATATAATGACTGTAACAACTTAACCAAGTGGCATTACCGTGCCACCTATAACAACACTAAAGGCACAACATGAAATTCAACTTACGTATTCAAGATGGAAACCGTTATTACAACGATTGCCTGTCCTACTATTATATCGGAACAAGTAGACAGGAATCAATTGAACGGATTAAATCTTTATCACCTGCATGTATTTATGGTGAAGATTTCAAGTCAGTTAAAAAAGCTATCAGGGCAGAATTCAAAAAAGAACAAACTCCGCAGTTAGAAATGACTTCATCACTCAAGCGTAGGTTTTCGGATGTTGAGAAGAAGATCAACGATCTCATGATGCCGGGTGAATCCATCTATCGCGTGTTCTTTCATTACAACAACCAAATGAGTAAGCCTATGGTGATCGTGTGCTTAGGCGTGCGTACAGGCGATATGGCAGGCATTGAACAAGGCCGAGTTATCGTATCAGGCGTGGACACAGTGATCGAAGAAAACCACTTCGTTCATAGCGACCGTTGCGATTATTACCAGGGGTCATGGAATTACACCACGAGTAAATCAGGCAAACAATTTATTAATATCGATTGCACCAAACGCGAACACGAGAAACCGTTAGCGTACAGAGGAAAATAAAATGACAGAACAAATTAATACAGAACCAAAAAAGATTTTTGTGAATATCGGGCAAATATACCAGAGCACTAACCACGGAGAATTTGAAGTTGTGATTTGTGGTGATGCTCGTTCAATCTTCGTTAAATTTAAAAATAGTGGAAACGTTGTGAAAACAACGGTGTACCGGATACGGCAAGGAACGGTTAAGGATCCCGCCCAAACCAAACGAGGCAGACCGCGTAAGGTGACAGCCGATGTCTAACGAGAATATCAAACAGAAACGCGCTCAATCACTGGTAGGCGCGTTCTTTGAAGTGAATGATGGACAACTAGAGCTTATCCAGTACAACGGCAATAAACGCGTTCTGGTTCGTTTCGTGGAGTCTGGTTATACCGGGTTCACCACTATGATGAATATCAAGGCGGGGGAAGTTAAAGACCGCCTGAAACCTACTGTGTGCGGTGTGGGTTATGTCGGTGATGGTTGCCCGGTCAAAGGAGAAGAACGCCGGAAACTTTACCTGGTGTGGCGTAACATGCTTATCCGTTTGACCGACCGGATCAAGTTCCCCACGTATGCCAACGTAGAGATCTGCCCGTCCTGGTACTGTTTCAGCAACTTCGCAAACGACGTGATCACCCTACCCGGTTACGAACGGTTCATGAGTGAACGTGATATCAGTCTGGATAAAGACATCTTGAGTGGTGAACGTAAGCGGTACAGTCGGGAAACTTGCCAGTGGATTTCCAAAGCAGACAACACGATCCAGATGGTGAAGGATCGCGAACAGGCCAAACGAAATAAGTTGATGAACAAGGTTCAATTCGATATTGCCGGGATCAGTTGGTAAACGAACCCATAAATAGATTCGTAATTAAACAAACCAACTAGGTAAATAAAAAATGAACGAACAAGAAATTCAAAACCACATCAACCAACTGAACCAGACAATCAACCAACTTGATCACGATAACGGTCAGCTGGTACGTATGCTGAACGATTCCAAAAATACCAACGCTTACTACCGACAGATTATCGAACAACAGAATAAACGGATTCAAGAACTCGAACAACCGCAAGAAACCCCTGTAGCCGATCCAGAATAATAATTAAACCCCTTCCTCACGGTTGGAGCTTTTTGTTTTTAATCATCGAAGAATTCAGGATCTTCGTCAGAGTCCAATGTGTCACATCCAGTATCAGGTAAATCACCATCATTACCGTTATCGTCTTGAATAATATTTCGAGCATCAGGATTGTTCTCAGTATTTCCATGTCCATCTTCTGTATCCTCTGAATATTGAGTTATTTCGTCATCGTTAATGAATTCGCCTGTTTCCATCGCTGAACCGATTTCTGTTAATCGTTCGGTGATCATCGATGTGAGTACCCGTTTAAGGGTTCTAGTATCGGTTGCGGCTTCAAGAATCTGTTGGGTCTGGGTTGTAGCGATCTGCAACATGCTCGTTCTGACAAGGCTGGAGAACTTCGAAATAGAACTTTGAACCAGTTGAACCGGGATTAACGAACCCGCCTGTGTACGTTCGTTCATCTCCATTATCCGGGCTTCACTCTCCGCTTTTTTCAGCTTCGCTAATTTGAGCGCTTCGGCGGTGTCCAGATCTTTCAACGGTTCCAAAATGTTTTTCAAAATCCATTCTGTTGCTTTCTTCTCTGGGTATTTCTTCTTGTTGGTATCGTAAGGGATCCCACGTTCGCGCCACTTCTGAACACCCTGGATACTGAACCCATACCGACGGGCAATCTCCGAAGCGGTAATAAAATCTTGTTCCATTTGCGTAATCTCTCTGTGAAATATTTCGCAAGGGAAAACCCTTGCTGGATATATTTATGCCGGGAGAAAAAAGGGAAAATTACCTGAGTACAAATTGAACATTTTCACAGAAGATACTTAACAAGTTTGTTTCATTCGAAGTAGTTGTACTATTTTACGAGTACAAAATTTTTTGGAAAAGTTTGTGAAATTTTTCTGATGGATCCGGGCTGGCTGGAGGGTGGACGTAACTTAACCTGTTTTAAAATCCCAGATACACACGAAAGATCGGCCGCTCGAAACATCGCAATCGATCACCCGTGGGCAAGTACCTTTTTGATCGAGGCAGTACCCAATTCAGAGCCTGCCTCTTTTCATTTATAGACGCACCTTATTGGTAATACATCTATTAATGAATGATAAAATACGTTTAATCAATCGTGTTAATATTTTATACTAGCTGTTTAACATACTGATATCGCCACCTATCGCTTTTAAAACTGGGCGCATATAATTACCTCTCCCTTCATTATACTTATCTGTTTCAATAATCTCTAATGATGGATGACTATCTTCTTTTTCTCTTAAAATATTCCAATTGATAGTTTTCTGATTATTTTTAGCATCAATCCCAACGACTTGTAGTCTTTCCCCAATAATGGGCATATTACGGACAAAACCGTTATATTTTCTTTCTGGAGTTCTCAACCATAATTCTGAGGCCCACACTAATCCAAATGCGTCCATCATTCTAGCCCGATCCGCCGCGACTCGCCAAAAAATATACTTATCGGATTGATCATCAAAATGTGTACTTAAGATATCAATTACACGATACTCCTTATCAAAAAGGAACATTGTCTGCACAAGATAACCGTATGTATTGAAATTAATTTCAACAAGCTTTGAAATATGATTAACAAGATCATCAATACAATTAACAGTACCGATATCTTCAATTAAGCCAACTTTTTCCTTGACGCTATCTGGAATCAAGTCGCTGTCATAACGCGTTGAATTAATTGATACTTCCCCAGTTGAGTAATCATTTAACTTAAAATAACTAACATGCCGTTTTTCATTGCGAAGTGAATCAAATGATGACGGCGTGGTAATATCATCACTGATTGAATTCCCTAATAACTCACCAAGAGACTTACAACATTCATACATACGGCCATATATAATATTCAAAGCATGTAGCAGTTCATAATCTTCGAGGGTATTTGCCACCCAGCGGCGTTCAGATTTTATTACGGCAGAATCAGACACAGCAGAAGGGAATTTTTTTTGAGCTAAACGAACTAGCTTTTTGATTCCGATCCCAAGTAATTCATGCTTTGTTGAGATAGCGACATCGTTCTCTTCGATATACGAAAAGATAAGAGTTGCCTTAGCCTCACTAAACATCTCTAAATCCCCCTCCTTTTCAATAACATTACGAGAGTCTTTAGCCCATGTCATCAATTTATCATCGCGCCATTGATCAATAACATTTTGCTTGTACCATAAATCGTAACCAGTTATTTCTTTTTTATTTTTTTGAATGATAAAAGTTACTGTTCTGGATGTGGTAAGGAACTGATTCAAATTTAATCGGAACAGTTCAGGATCAAAGTATGTTTGCGTACAACTAGTAAGCACATGTGCGAGATCTTTTAATCTTCTTTCCCAAGGCTTTTTGATCATCATTATCTCCATTATTTAAACATCAACTGGTTAGCACGCTGTATAGCACCCTTTTGGGTCGGAGCAGTACCAAAATTAGAATCCAACAACATCTTTTGTTGATCTTCGTCACACTATCAATTGAGAATTATCATTGGAATTGTTGCCTGTAGATAAAAATCATATAAAAATGAATTACGATCCACACTGAGTTAATAATGATGCGTCCTAATATTCCAAGACACCTTTACAAGTATAAAAGTTTTAGTGTTGACAGCTTAGATTTGCTTGTTAGTGATAAACTTTATTTTGCTAATCCTAACAGCTTCAACGATCCTTTAGATTGCAACCCTTCAATTAAAGACAATATTCATGATGTTGACGTGTTGAAAGATATTCTAAAGAAATTGATTATCGACAACACTAAAAATGAGCTAACTGAAGCGGCATCTAAAATAAAATACACTGGGCCGCGAACACTTGAAAAGATCGAATTATTAGGCGAACACGAAGCAGCACAAGTGTTATCAGGTATTGATGATTTTTTGTTGATCTTCGATGATGATATTGTTTTCGTGCTTAATGACATGCTCGAACTAATCAAAAAAAATCTAATGACTAATTATACTAGTGGTGTTCTGTCATTAGCACAAAGATATGATTGTCCGTTGATGTGGTCGCATTATGCAGATCAACATAAAGGATTCTGTATTGGGTACGATGTATCTGACAATGGTTTTTATGATATTCATGCTTTGAACTATGGCGGTTCTCGTTTTATTACGACCCAACAGATTTACGATATGCTGTTTGGCTCAACCGAATCAATCAGGAAAAGCGCGAAGAAAGCAATTGATGAAGTTGTGTTATTGAGTAAAGCCCCGCAATGGAGTTACGAAAAAGAATATCGTGTGATTCTTGAGCAGGGGTTACAAGATAACCCGTTCAGGCTGAGTAATGTTACTTTCGGTTTACGGTTCAAAGATTCTGCAAAATACTCTGTGATGCAAGCTTTATCAGGTAGAGGTGGGGATTTAGAATTTTTCGAGATGATGTTAAGTAATGATTCTTTTGAACTGGGAAGGATACCCCTGTCGCTAGAAGATATGACTATGCGCCATTTTCCAAAAAATAATTACCTGGCGTATCAAGATTACATGGATCTTTCAAACACTCCCAACTCTTAAATTCCATTAGGTGGTTCTGAGGCGGCGAGAACATCACCGCCTTAAATGTTTAGCGTGTAAATAAATTATAAGTAAAATTCTTTCATTCACTTTTAATTCTAATATACTCATCCTTATCAATCACTACCGATAAAATTATCCATCTCAAAATCCTCCACCAAAAATACGCCACTTCAACACTTTGTGATGTATCATCATCTAGCATACCATGAGCAACAGTATTTCTTAAGTTAGGGCCATTTGGATTAGTTAATAGCATTTTCAATTCAAAAAGAAAATCCTCATCAAATATATCTTTGGCGCTATCTTTGCTTAATAAAGTATTGATTGACACCTCAGTACTTTTGGCATTTCTTTCGATAATCGCTGTGTAATCTCCAAAATCATATAGAATTTTTCTTATCGTATCTTCGATAAGAGGGGCCAGTAGATGAACTGAAGTAGCATAATCTCCTTCTAATCCAAACATCAACGCTCTAGAAAAAAGCATTTTTTTATTCGGAGCGATAAATGCACATTCAGAACATATTCTTTTGATAAAGCCAAAATCTATATAATGTTGTTCAATAATCTTGTCCAGAGCAGGGATTATGAAAGCTTTTACTTTATATGAAATCTCATATGAAAACTCTGACGTAAGTGGAATTATTATTTTTTCGAGATTATCTGGGTCTACATCATCAATATCGACTCCCATTGAAGAACCTACAATCCTACCCTCAGCATCTATAACGGTATTAGCAAACATGTGACTTATTGGATGACGCTTTATGCTATCAACGCATCTTTCAACTAATTTTCTTTTGCTAATATTATTTGTTACGAAACAAAAATAAACTAAAGCTACTAATATGTTAGGTTTATCAGTAACATGACTGATTGCTTTGTTAACTTCATCAGAAATATCAAAAGGATCAGACTTGATTATCACCATCGATTCTGACGCGATCTTGCCTTCATGTCGTATTTTGGCCTTTAACCTTTCAATTTCATTTGCAACGCCAAATTTTTCTCTTATTAATACTTTAGTTGATTGATAAAGTTTTAGAGCATTTTTATAAGAACTTATGGCAATCAACCCTACATTTTTCTCGCCTTCTTCGTTGTAAACTCTTGCTTGGGCAATGTTTACTAGCTGGCATCTATGGTCGCCATCTCCATTGTAAAGATCATTCTTATATCTTTCATACAGAATGTCCAAACATATTAATGCAGCACGATAATTGCTTTTTTCTTTAAACTTAATTATTTTTTTACGTATTTTTTTATTGATTATTTCAAACAATTCCGTTCCGATACCGGTTTTAGTGATGAACGAAGCCATCTCGCAAAATAAAAACTCATCCGTAGTATTGAAAAAGCAATCCAAAACTTTATTTTCTACTTCAATCGAAAAAACATCATCTTCATGAGTTTTAGGCAGACGTAAACACCTTTGATAACTATCTCTAACCAAAGAATACCAATTATCTGCGCTTATTGTAAATGATGAATATATGCTTCTGGCCTCATAGGCGAAATTTATATTTCTTCCCTTTTTATATAGCCATAAAAAATCCAACAATCGTGCTCGCAATGGTAGAATGGTTATTTTTGATGTAATATCCTCAATCAAAACCAAATCGTCCGAATGGATGATTTCAGAAAATGCCTTATTACTCTCTCTATCTATATATGTAGTATTCCTCTTGTGTAAGTCAATTTTAGCATTAAGTACTTTTGCAAAGAAATCGATTGTAGATTCACGTTCTGCGTCGAAATTATTATATGCGTGTAAGCTTAAACTATGCCCATCAAAAGTATTAACTTTAGAAGTATTGATGATATGTACTACTTGTTCAATAACATCTTCATTAATTTTACGTTGCAT